TCACGCAATGCTTCAAGTTTTGTCATGCGTTCGGCAAGGCGGCTTGTACTTTCAATCATATTGTCTAGTTTTGTGCCTTGCTGCGTTATGCTTTTTACAAGGTCAAGCATTGTTTTATCATCCATTTTTCAAAATCTCCTTTTCCACCGCTTCCGAATAATGCGGCAAATGCTGCCACACTTTCACATTGATTTTTTCGTGTTTTTCAGTCCACCAGTTTTCACCGTCATAAAAAGCCGCTGTTTCAACACCGCCAAAGCTGCAAACCCACTTCATAGAACTGTCGGTTGGTAGTGTTTTCTCTGCGCTTCGCCATTCTTTTTTAAGCCGCTCATTCGTAATCATCCAGTCAAAGTGTGCAAGCGTGTAATAACCGTTTCTGTATCGCTCACTGTTTTTCTTTTCCAGCTCCAGAAGTCCGCGCATCCTGTTAAGCTCTTTTTGCTGGTCAATAATCACGCTTACAAGCTGCTGTTTTTCCATCTGTTCAAGTGCCTTGTCTTCCGGCTCTTTTACAATCAAATCTTCCATGCCGTTCATTCTTTGCCCCCTGTGCCACCTTCAGAAGAAGGGCTTGAACTTCCGTTCAGCTCGCTTTCATCGTTAATTGATTCCGCGTCAATGTCTGTATAGGCTGGCTCTCCGTTGTTGTTTTCGTCCACGTGCGGAATAAAGCCTGTGCGCTTCATCAAAGCCCGTTCTTTTTTCTGCTGCTGCAAAACTTGTTTTAATGTCATGCCGCTGTTCCGCAAGGCTTCTTTGTCAAAAGTAGAAAAGCCGTTATCAACGGCAAGCTGGCTGGCTCTGATTTCTTTTTCACGGTCAACGCTAGGGCGGCTAAGTCCAAGCCATGTGCATTGAAGCCATGCAGAAACAACCCGCCATTTTGTAACATCGCCGTAAGCCTGTAAGAATCCCGGCGCGTCAAGCTGACCTTGTAAAATTGCCTGTGTAATAAAAGCGTTGTAGATATTCTGGCAAAAAGCGTCTGCGTTCTTTTTAATCTGACGACTAAGGTAAACTTCAAATTCATTGTTTGCTTGTCTTGAAGCTGAATAGTTGTTGCCAAATTTCAGCATCAAGATTTCCGGCGGAATCCCGTGTGTCCATGCAAGCCCGGAAATAATAGCTTCTTCAAAAATACTGTAATTCACATTAGGGCGGTTTGTTGCAGGGCTTACAATCTTCATGCCCGGATCCAAATCGTCAAAGAATGTTCCCGGCTTCATTTCCCGCAAATCATCGCCAATTTTTTTATCTGGAAATGGGTTATAATCTTTTGGTTCGGCAGGTGTGGTTCCAACCGTAGGGCGTAACCGTGCCAGGCCGTCGCTAGGTCTTGCGCCTTTTGCGCTTTCCTGTGAACGCTCCACAAAAAAGGCAAGCATAGCGTTAATAACCGCAGCGCGTGTTTCAGCGTCGCGGTATCGGTCAAGCTCTTTAAGCATATAAAGTGTATCAGCCAAAAACGGTTCGCCCCTGGTATCGTCAAGAAGTGTTTCGCTTCCGTAAACCATCCAGCTTATAAGCCGCCCCGATTTTTCGCCCCTTGTCGGTACACGCTCAAAATGAACATCGCCGTTAATTTCAGTACGAATATGAAAAGCAACCTTCTTCCCGTATTTGTCAAACTCTACGCCGTGCTTAATCCAGTTGCCGCCTTTTGGCGTGTAATTATCCGGCGTTCTTATGTTATCACCGTTTACCCACTGCCAGCGCGGTAAACCTGTTTTATTGTCAATGCGTGAAATAATGATGCCGTCACCGCATACAAGGCTTTCAAAGCGAACTTGTTCCTGGAATGCTCCAAAATTCTGTTTTTTTCCCCAGTCAAAAACCGCCGGGGTAGAAGCGTATAAATCAAACTCTGTAGAAAATTTTTCTGCGTAATCAGTGGCTTTTTCTTCCTGTTCGTCTTCGCTCTTTTTTGACCAGATAACAGAACCAACAGGCATAGGGGCTGCAACAAGCCCTGTGTGAATCTCATTCCAAAGTAAACGGCGGATAATACCTTTTGCGTACAGGTTTTCTTTGAATAAACGCAAAGAACGCTTGCGCAGCGTCCAGTAATCAACAAAAGCAAAATCAGTGATTGGCCCGAAACTTCCTTCAAACTTTGAACCGTTCCAGGCATCCTGCGCTAAATCCATTAAATACAGGTTGTAATTATCAAGTGTCTTTTCAATCATTTAAAACCCCGGAACAATACGCCGTGCCGCGCATCCATTCATGCCCAGCGACCGTTCAAGCTGTGCAATCTCTGCAATCAGCTTTGACCGCCAGCTCATTAAATTGCTAATATCAGTTCTTTTCACCGTCTGCCTGTCCTGCCCGGTGTCAATCGTGTATTCGGCGATTCCGTCCGCGCCTTCCGGCGAATTAAAATAAGCAATGGCCGCATCAATCTCGCCCAGAATCAGCCTGTCGTTTGCAAGCTGTTCAGTCCATAAATCGCGGCTGTCTTTGTTAAGGTATTTTTCTGCGCCCGGTAATAACATACTTTAAGCGTAATTGCTGCTGTAGAAATTCGCTATACCGAAAACAAATCTATTTTTAAGTTCTCTTATGCAATACTTTTAGTAACAGTTGCAAATCTGCTGGCTGTGCTATAATAAAAAGCTATGAATAATTCAAAAGGCTTTAAGATTGCCCGCATAATCGGAATAGTTGAAATAGTTCTTTCTTTGCTGCTGACCGTTGCAGGGGCTTTCCCTGTTGGAATCCCGCTTCTACTAATCGGAATTTTTGTAGTTGTCAGATCTCGCAAAGCTCAAAAGAAAAATCTTGAAATACAGCAAAACCCGCCGCAACTTCAGCCCGAACCGCCAAAAGAAAAGGAAAACACGCTGCAAACTTCAGAACAATACACCCTTATTTATAAAGATGCCGCTGGAAATGAAACCCGCCGTGTAATAGATTTGCAGGGCTTTATGTGGGAAGAAAATTTCTACATTGTCGCATACTGCCATTTACGCAATGCGCAGCGGCAGTTTTCACTAGATAGAATTGTTAGCCTTTATGATTCCAGCGGAAATGAAATTCAAAATCCAAAAGAATATTTTTTAGCACTCTACAAACAAACGCCAAAATATAAAACCGAAAATGCGCTAAAAGAAAAAGTGGAACAACTGTCTTTGCTTGTATTCCTTGCCCGTGCGGATGGAACAATGCGCAAGAATGAGCGTGAAATAATTCTAAAATATCTTGATTCACAAATACAGGGCCTTGATTTGGATGCAGCGGAAAAGCGTGTAAAATCCCTGCAATGCGACTTGCGGGCATTCAACCAGATATTAAAAAACGCCCAGCAATGGCCGGGCGCAGAAAAACAAATGCTGCTGTCTTGTATAAATCAAATGTATTCACTGAAGAAAACACCCGATCCGATGGAAAAAGCAGCTTTTGAGAAAATAAAAGTATCGTTATCCACTAACTAAACGCTTATAAAACTATCGTTTAAGCTACTTTTCAACAATCTTTCCACATTTTAACAAAACCGCATTTTTTACATAGCCAGCCGGGGTAGTTCCAGCTTCAGCGGCATTCTTTTTAATCAGCTCCATTTCTTCCATGCTGACCCGAATTTGTATTTTAAGCGACCCTGTAGGTTTTCTTCCGCTTCCAGCTCTTGCACCGCCGCGACCGTCTTTTTTTGTTTCCGCTTCCATACTTGCAAAATTCCTCTGTATAGTGCTATTATAAAACAAATGCCCCGTTGTTAATGGGTCATTTGTTTGCTTTGCGGTTCAGCCCAAAAAACTGAACCGCATTTTTTATTATATTTCATTTTAGAAAAGTGTCAGTCACTTTTCAATAATTACAGCGTCGTTTCTTTTAGAATCTGCCCGAACAACACCCGTGCAAAATTAGGCGGCACGGCGTTTCCTATCTGCTTAACAACATCAACTTTCGTTCCTGTAAAAATGTAGTCTTTTGGGAATCCAGTTGCTGCCGCAAGTTCTTTAGGTTGCAACATCCTAAAGCCTAGTTCAATTCCGTATTTATCAGTTCCAATAAGTGCGTATCTGTCTTTTGTTGTAAGTGTTGGAATCGGATCTTTTAATGAAACTGCATGGCCGTTTCCGTAATACTGAATCAACATAGGCGAAACCAGGCAATGTTCCTGTTTTGTGCAGATTGTAGAAAGCGGCTCATTCAATCTTCTGTTTCTCTGCCGTGCGGATGTTTGGCCGATAGCAGAAATAAAAGGCTCTACAAGCCCGTACCTGTTTGAACAGTCCAAAGTAGGCACAGGCTCATTGATTGAATGAACTCTGTTATTGCCCTTGTTGTATCTGCATAAAAAGGGTGTAATAAGCATGTGATGTGCGCCGCTGCAAGAAATTGTTGAAAGCGGTTTTTCTATGCTTTCAGCTTTTGACTGACCGTACAACCTGGCAATAAAAGGAACCGCCGCGTCACCCCAGAATTCTTTTATGCCGTATTCAATACGCCGCATTGTTGCCGCTGCTAATGGCTTTTTTCTTTGACTGATAATCTGACTAGGAATCGACCAGTCTATTATTTCCGCTGCGCTGTGCCAGTTTGGTAAAATCAAATCACCGCCTTTTACATTCGTAGGTTCCGGCCATAAAATCTGCTTGCCGCAATCTTTTCTTACAGCTTGAATAAAAAGCCGTCTTCTTGAAGTAGGCGCACCATAATCAGCAGCGCACAAAACCTGCCAATCAACAATATAATTCAGCGACCGCAAGCCGGAAATAAAAGCGTCAAAAGTTTTTCCCTTGCATTCTTTTATTATTTTCCCTTCTGGATCTAACGGCCCCCATGTTCTGAATTCCGGCACATTTTCAATAATAATTCTTTTTGGTCTAAGTTCTTCTGCGAATCTAAGCACTTCCCATGCTGGCGACCTCATATCTTCAGAACGCGGTTTGCCACCTCTGGCCGTTGAAAAATGCTGACATCCAGGGCTTGCCCACATTAAATCAGTGTTTTTGCTTGCCTTCAGTGTTTGCGGCTGTATGTGTTGCACGTTTTCGCAACGGTGTTCCGCAAAAGGATAATTCTTTGAATGCGTTTCAATCGCTCTTTCCCAGTGGTTAATTGCGCTCATGTTTACATCAAAATTATAATCATGCGCAGCTTCTATAAGTCCTGTAGATTCACCACCGCCACCGCAGAACATATCAACAATATTAAGTTTGCTCATTTTTTTCACCTTTGCCGGGGAATGTTCCCCGGCTTTGTTTTTTTATGCACTTAAAGCTGCAATGGTTCTTTTGTAATTTGCAATGCTGTCTTCAAGATTTGCGACAGTAGCAGGATAAGGGCATCCGCTTTCAAGCTCTTTCTGCAAACGCTTTTCATCATGTTTAAGCCAGCGTTTTGAATCTGCAAGTCTGCGTTTGTTGTAAGCTGCAAGTGCTTCGTTATAAAACTTGTCGCCTGGTTCAAGAACGCATCTGTCATTTTCAAAGTAATCAGACTGTCCGTCTGAATCGTTCTGAATGTCTCCAAGTTCAGCCGGAAGATCTTCATAATCACGGGCATAAATAGTAATGCACTTGTCGCTGTGTTTGATGTTGTTGCCCATGCTGTAAAAGCAAGGTGTGTAACCGTTGTCGTGTTTAATTCCGTTCTGTAAAATTTTAATCATTTGTTTGCTCCTTGTAAGCGATACTTTTAACCGCTTACAAGTATATATTACGATACTTTTAGAAATGTGTCAAGCGTTTTTCAAAAAAAATAATAAAAAAAGTTTTAAACTACTCACGTGAGTAGTTACCATTCATTTTTAAAACAAAACAGGCTGGCCGCCGTCCATTTCAAAAAGGCTTTGCTGTGCAATCCAGTTTTTGAATCGTTTTTCCTGCAAAAGGAAATATTCAGCATCCTTTTCGCATCCTACAAAATCGTAGCCCATTTCGTGCGCCGCAATCCTGCTTGAACCGCTGCCTAAGTGTGTATCTAAAATCTTGTCGCCAGGCTTTGCGAACCTGTGCAAAATCCATGTATATAACGCAATCGGTTTTTGTGTAGGGTGAATTCTTGTTCCGTCTTCAGCTCCATTTGAACCGCATTCAAAATAGGCTGCATTTTCGTTTAAACTCGTCCATGCAAGTTCAACAGGCGCAAGCGAAAAACCTTCTGCCGGAATATTGCTTTTTCTCCATACCAAATAACAACGGCTTGCACCCAGGTTAAAATAATTTCCGCCCCAGATTATTTGTCGTTTGCTTACTCTGAAAAGCTCTTTAAAATATTCGTCATCCGGCGCAATATCCCATTGCGCAACTTTGCTTCCGTATTTTGCAGCCCATGTT